TCCATGGATTTTTCCATTGGACGACGCATTACGAGCATGAGACCATTTTCTGCATCAGTCTGAACCCACCAAGCTTTGCTAGAGGACAAACGTGTAACCACGTGTGTACCTTTAGGCAACATGCCTGTTGATTTGATAGGGTTCAAATCGTTATCAGCAGTACCAGAACGGAGAACCGATTTCAGAATTACTTCTGATTGGAACTCGAGTGCTGGTGGAACTACTAATTGCTCTGCCTTGAGGCGAATACGCTTACCGTTGTTGTCTACAGCGGAGCGGATTTGAATCAACATCTGTTCAACAGAAGTTTGGCTCAAAGAAGCAGCTGTGGATAACTGGTTAGAGTATGAACCACCATTGGCGATTGGGTGGGCTGTGTTAATCAAAGTTACGCCATCACCACCAGTGTAACCAGCTGTAAACGCGAAGTTCAACAAGTTAGCGCACAAAGTTTCTTTGGTTTCAATCATGGATTGAGCCAAATGCTTAGCGAAGGTTGAGCCGATACGGATGTGATCGCCGTCTTCCATCAAAACTTTGGTCAAAGCATAAGCCAAGCCATAGATTTGGTAGATGAAGCGGGTGATGTACAATGTACCACCTTGATCGTAGGTAACTGGAGTGCCATCAGGCATTGCAGGAGCTGCGTTCATACCATAAAGCATTACTTCTTCGTGGTAGTTACGTGGAATACCTTGGACTTGTTCAACAAATCCTTTCCACTCGTCGGAACGTTGTTCGTAAACACCGTCAAAGACTTCGTTGATAATCGGTTCGACTACCGCACGAAAGTCCGTACTACGCATTGGAGTTGCCATTGCTTATTACCTTTCGTTTTTAATTAAACCGAGATCGACGGAGCGACCAATTGGCTGTTAGCGACTTGAACTTGAACGATTGTGAATGTATCACCCCAAGCATTGGTTTGACCCGCTGGGAATGCTGCTTCACGTCCTAATCCAACAACTTTAACCTGACCTTGTGCGCCTAAAGCTACTGAAGTAGCAGCTAGAGCTGTTAAGCTAAAGCCAGCACCACCGTTACCGATAGCATAGCCAACGGTTGGGTTGTTTGTTGCGTCAAAATTGTACTCTTGTGCGATTGCTGTAGGTAATACAGAACCGTTTACTTGTGCTTCGTAAACCAATGCTGGATCACTAAAAATCCAGAATACGATTTGTGTAGAAGCATCTAAAGCGAGCTTAGAAGCCCATTTAGCTACAGAACGACGACCTTGTGAGTCTGTGAATTCAACACCGTCGAATACACCGTAGAAGCGGCTTGTGCCAGCTGCAGTAGCAGCAGGAACTAATTGACCAGAGGAATTAATTCCGACTGGTTGATATTGGTAAAAAGCCTGACCAGTTGTGAGACCATAAGGCGCGTTGTATGAATTGTCAGTAGCAGCTTGGAAGCTGTTTGTGCCAACGAATGCAGTTGCGCGATCTAGACCACTTGGATGGTAAGCGGGCTTCAGACCAAAGGGTTGGTATGTCGTAGACATTAATATTTCCTTTGTTTTTGAAGAATGTTATGAAAAACGAACATTACTATTCGCCTTTTCGGTTTCCTTTTCCATTTCCAGAATTCCTCTTTCAAGAATTGAGCGACCACCTTTGCCTTCTTGGGCAGAGCCCCGAACAGCAGCAGTGATATTACGTTGGTGCTCAAGGGGATCCTCAAGGTGCAACATACGCATTACTTCTTGGTAGATTTCTTCTGGTAACTTAAAGAGAACCATTTCGTTACAGCTAACACAGCCTTCAAACTTGCCCGCGTTCATTTTACCTAAGTTTTCAAAGCCTTTTCCTAAATCTGAGGCTTTAACTGGTTCATAACCTAATGCTAATCGTTTGTCGATACTGTCATAATTATTTGTAGTGGATAACCAGCACAAATGGAATCCGGGAATAATCCCGTTTGGCAAATCCGGTAATGCACTGTTCTGCCATTTATCACGGAACGCAGCTACACGTTCCTTCTTGGATGCTGCGGATAGATCGTCATTAGCGATCCGTTCTTTCGTTTCTTCGACTCTATCTAAAAGACGGTCTTCTAAGTCACGTTTGATTCTTGGGTTCGTTGCCATTTTAATTAACCTTTATTTTCACGATCATAACGAGCATATGCTCGGATCATTTTGTTTCGTTTTTCTACATCATCCCATGATCCTGCATCCCTGATTGCATCAACTCGAGCTTTGCTCAAGGTAATAGTTCCAGGTTTTTGTGATGAGGAATTTGCTGAACGGCTAGAGGCTGTTGGGCCTGCTGAACGTTTAGTTTCTTTTCCACCCTTAGATGTGTATCTATGGGGTAAACGGGATTGCAAACGATTATCTAACTCTTCCCAATACTCAGGATCACTTGGATCCCAACCATCAGTAACGAGTTCTTGGTCAATTACTTTAGCAATTTTACTATCTATATCTCTAGCTTGTGGATCATACCAAGAGTTCTTTTTAAGCCACTGTGTTGCGTTGGCTTGAACCTCAGTAGTAATTGGATTTGGCACGTTTTGTTTTGGTGCTTGTGCTTGATCCACTTGTTGTTTTTTGTAATGCTGAGCTTGGTTCAAACGCTGTTTAGCATCTGTTAGTTGCTCTAAAAATTCCATCTGACCTACAACATCACCGGACTGAGCAGCTTGTACCATTTTCATTTTAGCGTATTCAACACGGGTAGCTTCGTCTTCAATGGACTTGTCTAACTGTGCAAATTGGTAAGATGAGGCTGTGTTCTCAACTTTAGCTAAACGCTCTGCAAGTTCCGCGTTACGGCGCTCAAGTGCGTTAATTTTATTCTTTGCGGAAAGATCGCGTTGCTTTTTTAAATCTTTTTTAAGTCTACGCTCTTCACGACGGGCTTCTCGAATTGCTTCACGCTCTTCGGTAGTTTCTGCAGCTTCGTCATCATCCAAGTCTTCCTCGGCATGCTCTTCTGCATCTTCATCGTGCTCTTCTTCGTCTTTTTTCTTTGGTTTTTTTTCTTCGTGGTCCTCAATTTCTTCAGGAAACTCCACTTTGGCTAATACCGAGCCGTCTTCACGTTCCTTAATAGGAACGTCTTTTTCATTTTCTGCCATATCTTCTTTTCTACAAAAGTTTGTTAATCTACAAACGCTTTCATTTTTTGTGCTGCTTCAAATGATTTGATCTTACAGATCACTTCGCGCGCTTGAAGTGTAATAAATACCACGGGTGCGCCATCATCGTTTGCATTCACAACAAAACGGTCTCCGCCGTACTTGATAGTGCGAACTAAATCGCCAACGTTACACCAATTGCCTTCAGGCCAGGGTGTTAGGTCATCAGGACTCTTGTATGCCAAGGGTCCTACATCACGTACTTTAGCTACTGTCTCGTTAAACTTCAACGTTTGTCTGGTTTCTTCCACAAGGAAAATACCACCTTTACTTGTGAGCTTTTCTCGGCGTAACTGCACCAATACTCTGTCTCCAAGAATTTCTACACCAGGATCTACATCAGGAAAACACTCAATCTCTGAGCGTGTATCTGGTTCGTCCTTCACATTAAAATCAATTGCCATCCGGCAATCCTTTCTGAATCTTACGATTCGTCGTCTTCTGTTAAAAGTTCATCAATAATATCTAATACTACTTGGAACGCTTCGTGACGGCCAACTAAACGCTGGTAATCACTAAAGTCGTGTACGTTGTATCCTGCAGCAACAGTTTCTGCAGTTTTACGTTTTTCATCTCTCGTACGAGAGATAATTGTGGACAAAAAGTCTTTCATACTCTTACTAATGCAACAATATGAAAGATTCCGCCCTAATTAATAGAAATTACCAGTTTTAACTTCTTTTAAGTTTTTATCTGGTCCAACTTTGCTTGACTTAACTTTATTTCCGTTAAGTACAGCATTGTTAGCGCGCTTGGAGCCAGAACTACCTGCATCAATAGTTTTTTCACCAGGGCCGCCTGCATTACCAGGTGTTCCTGTCATTTTGTATGTTTTACGGAAGCCTAATTCACCACCGTCTTGTTTTTTAGTTGCCATTATTGTCCTTCAGTAGGGGTTGTTGGTTGTGCTTGCTCTGGTTGTGCAGCTTGTTGCTGCGCTGCTTGTACCATTGCTTGTTGGTGCTGTTGATCGGCTTGTTGTAAGCCTTGTTGGTGCTGTTGATCGTTTTGTTGCAGCTCTTGTGCGTGTTGTTGCTGAGCATTTTGCATTGCGATTTGATTTTTAACTTGTTCAGCTTGTTGTTGGAAAGTTTGTTGCTGTACAGCTAAGCCATGTTGCCTAATATCTGAATTAGATGCGTTGATAGCCTCCATTGCAGATTGATTTTGCTCAGAATCAAGCGCAATTTGTTGTTGGCTCATCTGTGTTTGTGCGCCAATCATAGCAACACGCTCTTTTGCAGCATTATTGATGTTAGCCATGGCAATATCTGTTGCATTACGTTGGTTATCAATACTTGTTTGCGTCTGATACTTAGCTTGAAGCTCTTGAACTTTTTGTTGAAGCTCTGCAACTTTAACTTGGTAGTCTTGTTCCATCTTTTTACTATCAAGTTGCATGTTAGCTTGAGCTTCTTCTGACTTGCGTTTGGTTTCAGCCATCTGGGTTTGCATAATAACCGCAGCTGTTGGGTCTGACATCATGGAAGCTTGTTGTTGGGACTGTTGTGCTTGTGCAACTTTCTGTGCTAGTGCTTGAACTTGCTGCATGTACGGTGCTAAATTGGTTTTAGCGTCGTTATCTACCATACGTGAAGCAACAGCTAATGCTTTTTGTGCATCACCATCAAGAGCTTTTTCTTTATGCAGGTCAAATTTGTCTTTTCCACCACTTGCTTTAGCAACATAGCCACGCATTTCTTGCAAATAGTGTAAAGTTAAATGCTGTTTGATATGTTCTAAGGCATGTGGTGCAAAAGCAGGCCCAATTACAGGGTTTCCGCCATATGCTGGATTGTTTGCATATTCTAAATGAACCTGAATGTGCGCAATATGGTCCTGATCGGGGAAAGCAGCAGCTGGTTGCCCCATTGTCATAGAGACGTTTTCTAATGCGGGGTTAGATTCTACTACTCCAACGGGATTAGGTAACACTTCGCCAATTGCAGGGATCTTTAACTGAGCCAAAATCCGTTGATACACTGCACGAAGGTTAAACATACCTGGAGGTGCAGAGGTAGCCATTTGTAAAAGGGCTTGGTTCTGGGCAAGACGCTGAGTTTCAGAGAAAATGTTAGGATCTGAAACTGGACGTACATCGTTGTTGTAAGCAAAGTCGCGTACTTCAATCTCTTCACCGGACTGATTATCCATTTCATCCAAGTACCAATGATTGATACGTGAGATGATTGCTAAAGATTTAGCTTGTGAGCGGTGTAAACGGGAGTGAATTGAGGAGAATACCTTAGCACCTTGCTCAATAAGAGCTTGGGTTGTGCCAACAGGCATGTTGTTGTTTGCTTCGCCAATCTTTTCTTCAGAAGTGGTGACTACACCTTTAGCCGCATCTGTTAACCAACCAAGTAAACTAAACAGTACTGATGAAGGTGGGTTAAATGGCATTGGCATTGCGATCTTACGAACGTCATCAACACCGGGAGCTCCTTCAATTTCTACTACTTGAGTCGGTTCGATTCGATCAGATTGACCTCCAATTCGTCCGCCTTTGAGCTTAAGCATCGTCTGGCTGTTGTTGATATGAGCAGCGTCAAGCAAAGCACGAAGAGAACCAGTAAGAGCAGCGGCGAGGCCACCAATAAGATGAGGCAATCCGATGGCGTAAGCACCACGCCAAGGAATGAATTTAAACTCCACGAACCAATCAAGCTTCTCAAGTTTTTCATCGCCGGATTCCCAGTTACGGTATAACGAAATAACTTCAGAGCTAGTTTCGTCAATAGTTAAAATATATGGGGCGCGACGACCTTCAGTTTCAGGATCATCATCTAACCGCATAAAGCAAGTAATTTCGTAAACACGACGCAAACCGTCGATGTTTTTAGACGGGTTTTGTTTACCTTCGATTTTATCGTTAGCTTCTTGGCTGCGAGTTTGATCGTTTAATGGTGCATCGGAAGAATACTCTGAATCAATATCGCGGTAGATACCGGATTCAACTCGTAATAGGAAAGTATCTTCTGTAATGTCTTGTACTTCGGTTACACGTTGGGCTGTGTAAAAGTTTGATGCTGCATATGGCAGCAAAATTGCGTCGATTGGTACCCATTCGCAGGTTGGACGCTTTTGCTCTTCGTCAAAGCGCCATTTAAGGAATTGGGAACCGCCGAGTGGGAGCTGGGTCAGCAGCTGTTCCATCTCGTCTCGGTATTCTGGAATTTGCTCAGTGAGCTGCCAGTTCATAAAGGTTACTTTACGATCGGCGGTATCTTCTTTCTTTCGATCGGAGTTTCCTTTGATGTTGGACTTAACCAACCCATCTGGTGGGAGCAACTCTTTGGATGAGGAAGCGGCGAAGTCAACGCAAGCTTCGGCCATGACGGGATGAACAACTTTAGAAGCACCGTCGAAAGTAGCACCACCAGG